TCTCTATAATTAGTTTTTGTAAGAAGATAGACATGTTATCTGCACGTTCCTTCGATGCGGAGATAATCATAATCTTTCTTTCGCTGTCATTAAATAGTGTCCATAACACAAATGCACCAGTAATCCAGCTTTTACCTACACCACGGAACGCTTGGATCTGCAAACGCTTTGGTCCGTTCTGTAAGTAGTCAGCAATAGCATACTGTGCTCGGGTCGGACTTGGTAGACCTAGCTCTTCCCACAGTGCTTGTAGGAAAAGCTTAAAGTCACCTTTTAAATTATCAATTATCTCTGTATCAGTCATACTTCTTCATAAATTTAATAATATCGAAGTTAGGTTGAGTCCGTATTAGTAACTCTAAATCTTGAATCGACATACCTGTAGTTGATTCTAACTCTTTTAACTGTTCTGATAAATTCATTTCAGATAGTTTTCTGTTACTTAATGTGCTTCGCTCTTGTTTTTTTACAAAATCAGCAAGTAATCCTTCTCTACCTACTACAGCACGTAAAGCAGCATCTGCTTCACTCTCTATCATTTCTTCTTTTACTTCTTTAACAAGGTCTGCCATCTGTGGTACTTGATAGTTACCATCAACTTTTTGAACATTCAATAAACCGTTGTTATCAAGCTCTGTAAGTCTATCAATTAATAAATCTAGTTCATCGTCTAATTGATCTGCTGGTATGTTTTGATATAAGTCTCTAAATGTAAATTCAGCTTGGTTTGTTACGTCTTGAGATTTTTTAACAATCTCTGCATACTCTTGCCACTTTTCTTTTCTAAATTGAAAGTCAAGTTTCATCTGATCTCTGACTTCTTTTGTCCAGAATAACTCACCACTTGGACCAATCTTGTTATCTAAAAACTTGTGTGTTACACTGTGTGGCGTAGGAAATCTAGTAGGCATTCCGTTTTTAAGAATAGTTGTAGGTTTGTTACCACCAACTAAAGCTACTAAGTTAAAAGCATCATTACCGGGTCTTAGCATGTTTCTAAACAATATTTCAGTCACCTCCCACCATTCATCACTACCAAAACGTAATCCGTCATATCCGGGTAGCGACCCTTTTATAGGTACAGTGTGGTGTAACTGAAACTTAGTTTGTGGAAAACCTAGGTTATCTATAATACTAGCATACTTACTTCTTAGACCTTGTGGACCTTGTACTAAAGCTCTTTGAAATATGTTAAAGTCAACTTTAGTATATGCTGGTGACTCAAACAGTTCTCCAAATAATCTACTTTTACTTGGTAGTACTTTAGGTCGCATAATTTCATACTGGTCAAAATCAAAGATTAGATCTTTCATACCCCATGTGTTAACTAACTCTCTTGCTATTTTGTTAGTATGATCTGGACTGTTATAGTATCTTGCTCGCCCAAACGTACCAGTAGTACTAAAGTTAGGAGGTTGCTTTTTTTTACCCATCGCATATACTGTTATAGGCGGGTCAAATATTTCGTCAAGCATATTATCTATATACTTACCACCCATACGTCTTAGTGCAACAGCACCTACAGCACCAGCAACTTTTGGAACTGGTCCTCCGGGTACTTTTTTAGCTGTATCAAATCCAGTTTTCAAATCCATTAAAAGTTCCGTCATAAATGCTGGATCTTTTGGATCTATAAACTGATTTATAGTATCCATCTGTTTTTGGAATCTACCTTCTTCAAATACTCTGCTTTCATTCAGTCTTTGTCTGTTAAGGGCATATGCTGATATACCCTCATCATCATCTTCGTCAGGACCCATAACTTCATTTATTAAAGCGTTAGGGTCATATTCATCATTCATCTTATATGTGATAGAATAGTTTGTTCTCTGTCTGTTTTACCGAATGTCGACCTCATCCAGTCTTGCCATTCTCTACTACCTTTATCCTGATTGCATCGTCGACACGAGGGTACAACATTCGTCGTTGTATCCGTACCCCCTTTGCATTTGGGGCGTACATGGTCGATTGTAAGGTTGTGTAATTCATGAAATTCTCCGCAATAAACGCATTGACAATTGAAGTGCTCTTTGATAGCTCTTCTCCAGAGCCGTTTAGATTCTGAACTTGTCATCGTTATTAAATTGTGTAAATAGTAATCAGGGTTTGGTAGTAATGGGGTCATATATTATCTTCTTGTAAACATATTTCTAATACGTCTTCTTTTAAATCTTCTAGGACCACCATATCGTCGTGTATCTCTGTGTACTCCTTTAAACGGAGTTAGTCCTTTAGGTGATCTAGGTCCGGGTGCTGGTCTGCCATGTCCTTGTGGAAGCTTAAACCTTCTTCTTCTTCTTGGGTCTATCCTATCTATAGGTTTAGTGCTTGTTCCACCGGTTCCTCTTTTTTTTCTTCTTTTTCCAATAAGACCTTTGCCTTGACGTTGTGGTACAGCAGATTTTGCTGGAGTCATAGACCCGCCTTCACGTTTAATTTTTAATGATTTGTTGTAGTTCATTGTTAAGCTCTGTGTTTACCGCCTCTTGCACGGTTTGTTTTTCGTGACTCAGCTACGATTCTTCCACCTTTATGGGACATGTCTGTCTGTGGGTCGGGCTTTCGTCTTCGACGTATCTTCATGAGATCACGTCGGTATTGTTTTTTAGCGGGTGTACTGTTAATTGCTCTTTGGTCACGTCTATGTTTTTCACGTGACTTCTTATTCTTCCGATAGAATCTTGCTGTTCTACCGGGATTCTTGCTGAGTTTAGGTCCGGTTCTTGCCATATAATCTAGACTGGACTAATGTGGGATCTATTTTAGGAATGACTGATGCTAATCTATCTAAGGGACTACCTTCAAGGGCAACACCTGTGATGTCGTTAGTTTTGAGCCAATCACATGCGGCTTTAAGATCTGCTGTCTTAGCTTCTCCGCATTTTATTAGACGTAAAAATTCTTGGGTGACTAAGTAATGCAGTTCGTTAAAACTTTCTTCATCTGCTTTCTTAGGTATTACTCTTGTGGTTTCGTTCATTCGATGTCTAATCCTTTTTTCACGATTTGTAATGCTCTATCATCAAGCTCATTATCTGTTTGCTCGACTAACTTTTCTAGTAGGTCTACAACAAATACTTTAAATTTTTCGCTTTTTAAGAAAGCTAATACGATTGGTTTTAATAATGCTAACATTACTCTTCTCCGGGTGTTACGATTTCTTTTTTAGCATAGCGACCATTTTCATCTCGCCTTGCAGTTTTTTTCTTAGCAGGCTTTTTCTTAGCAGCTTCTGCTTCTAAAGCCTTTAATCTTGTATGTGTACTCATTAGAATGGTAGAAATTTCTTTTTCTTTGGTTTAGGTGGTAATAATGATTGTATAGGTACGATGTCCTGACACAAGTGAGCAACTCGTGTACCCGGTCTTATGGTAAAACCTTGACGTTGTAAATCTGCACATTTTAATGCTCTTACAAGTTCGTAATCTAATTTCATCTTTTCTTCTTGACGCTTGGCAATTTGTCTACATTGCTCAAGACCACGCTTATCAAGAGGAACCATAAAGTTAATTTGAAAACCCCAGTTCTCAGATAAAGTATAGCTACTAGGCTCCATACCTGTATCTTCGTTTACTTCCCAAGGTTTAGTATGATTGCCCATATAGAATGGACTAAATGTCATAGTAGATCCGTTACATGATATATTAGGACCATAATTTTGACGTGACATAGAGCCGTTGTTCTGAAACTGTACGGCTTGGTTTGTTACGTTACCTGTAGCTGCTGCTACGGGATTTGATGTATTATTAGTATCTCCTTCTGCAAACGCTGGTCCTACTGTGAGAAGACAGACAGCGATGTAGTAGTAGAGTTTATTGTATAGTTTCTTGTAGTTTCCCATTCTTCAACTAATCCAGCAGCTCGAGTTGTAACTTCTAAGTTCCAAGGTAATGAGTTATCAGTAACTGTAAATACTGCATCACCACCGGCAATACCGGCACTAGCTGCTGCTGATATATTACTACCGCTCCATGTATTTACGGCAGCACCGAAAACCTGACGTGACTCGACCTCAGTTATCGTTTGGGTTGTTGTAGTTGTACTGTTCATTGACCCTGTAGTAAACTGGGGCGTGACAGTATTAGCTCTTGCAACTGCGGGTGATAACAATGCTAAGAGAAGAATTAGTTTCTTCATG